GAGCACATAGCCAGATATACTCCCGTCACTGTCGTATGCCTGTCCCCATGTGACCGCAAACGATATACCGGCATTGATTGCAGTGGGAACACTGATTCCGTCCGGCGCATCGGGCGCGGCATTGTTGATTACAGTGACTTGCGCGCTGGTCTTCCAGCCAGACTGTAATCCGTCGCCGTCGTAGGCTTTCACACGGTACATAACACTAACTGTACCAAGTGTAACCGAATTAGTGGTACTGAGACTGCCTCCTTGGTAGACCTGATGCCACGAACTGCCGCCATCAGTGGAGCGCTCCACGATGTAGCCCTCCAAATTGTTTTCCGCATCGGTGCTGGCCGTCCACGTTACCTCAATGTTCTTTCCACCCTCTACGCTCTCCGGGATGGTGATGTTCTCCGGCATAGTCGGGGCCGTGTTCGTGTTTACGCTGCCGTCGTCAGAGACCAAGAGAGAAGAGGGAAGTATCAAAGCGGGGCGGATGCCATACGAGCGGTAGCAGTTGCTGACGCTCCGGCCGCCACTGGTGTCCAAGAGCCGCGCGTCCGCCGCACCGCTGCTGGAGTCGCAATAGGGGCAACGGAGCCACCAGTACGACGCGGAACCGTTCAGCTTCGCAACCCGCTTGCTGTCCGCCGCCGTGTCTGCGCACCCCTTGAAGTAGTCCAGCTCTGCGCCCAGTACCGGGATGTAGCTGTGGGCCATGCTGACTTCCGTGCCGGAAAGCAGGAAGACTTTCGCGGTAAGGCCGTTGGCTCCGCTGTTGACGCTCGTGCCATAGCCGGAGCCAGGACGATACGGGAGTTTGACCTGCTTGATCTGGGCTTGGATGTCCTTGTCGAAAAGGTTGAAGAAGGTGCTATTGAGGTAGCTGTGGATTGCGCTGGCGGCGTAGTCGTTGACGTTGGAGCTGTGCCACTGGCGGTTTTCGTAGATGTCCTCCATCAGCAGCCAAACGCCGTCACAGCTCGCGTCGTATGCGGCGCTGGGCTTGCCTTTGTGTACGACGATGAAGTCCAGCAGGGTGTCGTTGACCTTGAGCTTGACGATGCTGCCTATCGCTTTACTGCCAAGATTTACTGTCGCCATGCGCATCTTCCTTTCTGATTATCACACATAGATTCTATAGAGCATCGGATCAAAAATCCCGGACACGATGGAAACAGAATCAACCGACGCAAAGGAGACGGCAACGACGTTGCCGACCACGTTGTTAATGGTCGCGTCCTTCAGCGCCTTGATCTCCCGCTGCATATCCGCAATCAATCGGGTGTGCTCGATCAGCAGCTGTCGGTTAATGAAAATACCGTTGTCCATATGATTCATATTTTTTTGACTGACCGGCGTGCCTTCCTGAATTACTTCGCCAGAAATGGCATCGATAATATGATCGATCCAGTCAATTTTTTCATACGATTCCATTCGCTTCTTCCGCCTCCACTTCTGTAATATTGTACTTAAACGCGATATACAGCCCCTTTCCAGGCGTCTTAACAAACACCTTTCCGTTCGAGTCGGCAACAATATCACCGTCTGTATCGATCAGCTTCACATCGGCGATCTCTCCTGTTACATCTTCATCGAAATAGATGTAAATGCGTATTTCGCTGCCACTTGCTGTTTTCCGGAACAGCGGGGTCGTCTGCGCTGTTCCGTCCAAGGTGTACGTCGCATGATTTACGGAATCAATAAACCGCTTCCCGATTTTCTGTATGCCGGTATCGGTTAGTGTTCCAGTCATTGGCAGTCCCCTCTTTCATGTAATGATAGCATACTTCGGATGCTCGGATTGTGCCAGCTCTCGGGAACTGCACTGTCCCAGCTTCCGCGCGGCCAACTGGCAGAACCACAGACGCAAGCAGGAATCCCTCTCCCACGAGATGGGGCCATGTACCGCATACCAACTGTCCACAGCGTGGATAGTCGGAAAAACCGTAGTCTAACTGAGATCGGAATACCAGCTTCCCTCCGCTCTCCGTACCGTAAACAGGTCGGCTGCTGCCTTCCTTGACCTTGCATATCTCAGTATCAATAGTGCTGAGGTCGTAAACGCTGCTTTGCTTCTCACCCTTCAGCCAAACGATAAACTCGGCCCAGCGCTCCGGGTCCTGCATACAGGCCGGCTCCAGCCGGCTCCGCTCATAACCGAGGGCAGTGAGCGCGTATAGAATGCCGCGCCGCGTGCCGCCCCATTCTGAGATAATCCCTTTCATGGCAAGCCGCGTGCGGTAGCTTTCGGTTTCTTCGCCGAGCAGCTGCGGCATATCTCGATCCTGCCCGTGCACCGGAAGCATGGCCCCGGATGCAGTCGCAACATTGGCCTCATCCCGCACCCGGAAGATCAGCCGCTTGAGGTCGTCAAACTCGCGGCCTATGACCCGGAAAAAGATGAAGAACTGATTCAGCGTCCGTCTTCCCTTTTTCAGCGGTGCGAACAGCAGGTCGAACATATACTCGCCGAAATTATCAAAACGTTTCATCCTGTCACGCCCTTTCCACCGTCACCGAGACCGTGCCGAGAATGATTACCTTGTCCCTGCCTAACGTTATATCGGCGGCAGGAACGGTAACCACCGCATTTGTCGCAGTACTGCATCCACTGCGGATGGCGTGATTGATATCAGAACGGTTCAGCTCGTACAGCCTGTGCCCTTTGCGGATGGCAAGCAGCTCGGTCAGGATTGCTGTGACCTGATTTTTGATCTGCTCATTGTCCGGCGCGTTGCTGACCGTAACTGTAACCGAGATATCTTGCGGGACGGTTATAGACGACTTTATAAGGATGTTATCGTATGGCCCTGCGATCTGTGCAACCGCCTCTCGGACGGCATCCAGCAGCCCTTCGGTCGCCTCTCCCGCCGTGCCTGTGACGATCACGTCTACCGTACCCTGTCCACGGGGATGCTGGCAATCAGCCTGCGCAAACAGCACGCCTGGGACAGCCTCCGCAGTATTTATAAACGTGTCCTCAATCGCGCGCTGGGCCAGCTCCGACCACGACCGCAGGGTACGGGCGCGGGCGCTTTCGTCGTCTTCGGTATCGCTGCCTTCGCGGGTGATCCAGTCCTCCGCGTTGCTGATCGTTACCTCGCCGAGATAGGTCAGTGTGCGGGTGATCTGTCCCTTCGGGACATTGTAGCGGGAGCCCTCGGCTTCCGCTTCAACCTGCACATCTACGCTTTGCACGCCTTTTTGAAGCACCGCGGTCTCCAGCACGAAAAACCGCAGCTCTTCACCGTTAATGTCCTGCACGGTCTTAAGGACAGACCCTCTCGGAATCTTTACCGCTTCGCCGTTCGCGTTCAGCCGGGAGATTGTAACAAACCCTTGTGTTTTCTGTGCTTTCTTGCGTTTCTTGGAATAATCCGCCATTTTGAGGTCGAGCCACACGCCGGTCGCATGCGATACAAACATATTGTTTAGCGCCAGCCGAAGCAGCGCAATGATTTCAAGCTTAATGCGCAGGACGATCATCAGGACGGTATGGAAAACGCCTCCGGAATGGAAGTTTGTGATCACGAACCCCTCTTCCTGAAGCTCGGCTATTTTTTCATCCCGCAGCTCTTCAAGCTCCGGGAGCGGGAGGACTTCGTCTAATATTTTTTTATCAATCATCCGAAACCACCTCCACGCTTACCGGATCAATCGTGACGTTCAGCTGACGCGCATCATCCTCATCTCGAAATTGGAATGACGCGCAAACTAAAAGCGAATCCTCCCGAAGCTCAAGGTTTACCAGAATGCTTTCCGGTAAAATCACCTCGCGCCGCTGCAGCTTATTTCTCACGCGCTGCGAGATTTCCAGCTGTGTCAGTTCATCGTATTCAGACTGGATGAACTCGTACAGCCCCCAACCCCATTCTGGATCATAGAACAGGTCACCCGGCTGCGTGAGCGCCTCGAGCACGATATTCTGATAGAGGCAGTCAAGTTCCGAGCAGAGCGGCGCGTCGCCGTCTGCCGCCTGTGTCAGCTGCCACGAATCATCCAGCCGGATATCTGTGTCGTGCAGCCCGGTCATAGCCGCACCTCGCCAATGATAGAGGGCGTCAACTCACCGTAAGGGAACGCCGCCGCGACGATTGCCCCTTCCTGAAATTGCTTCCGGGACCTAATTCGCGGCAGTACCGGATACGTCATATCCGGACTGCCGAAGCGGTTGAGCACGGTGAGT